GCCGGCGGGGTTGTAGACCACAATGCCGAACGGGCCGAGCTCCACCCGGCTGCCGGCCTCGGCAGTCTTGATCGCGCCGGAGAGCAGCAGGCTGGCGTTGATGGTGCCGCCGATGATCTGATCGGCCACCAGGTTGCCGGCGTACACGTAGTCGGCGGCGATGTCCGGGCCGGTCACCTTGAACAGCTGGGCCATGGCCGGGGCGCTGGGGTCGGCCGCGCCGTCGGCGTCGGTGGCGACGATCTTGAAGTAGTAGGCGGTCTCGTAGGCCAGCGGATCGGCGTCCGGCAGCGCCCGGAGGGTGATCGAGGAGGCCGGGGTGAGAGCGACCAGGGTGAACTCGTCCGGTACGAAGTCGGGCGAGGTGCCCAGGTGCACCTCGTAGGTCACGGGGTCGGGGTTCTCGATCGCGGTCCAGCGGAGGAAGATCGCGCCGATCCCGCCGATGGCGGTGGGGTCGGGCGAGGTGGCCGGCGGGATGCCGTCGGACGGGTGGTCGGGGAGCTGCTGGCCGGCGTCTGGCGTCAGCTCGGCGCGCTGGTCGAGAACGTCGGCGACCTCCCACATGCCGGGGGAGGTCTGCACCACGGTGACGGTCTCGAGGTTGTCCGGGTCGCGCTGGCCTTCCTCGAGGAGGGCGGAGAGCGCGTGGGGCACGAGGGCCTGCAGGTAGTCGCCCTCGTCGTTCAGGGAGACCGAGGCCAGCCGGGTCTCGGCGTACGGCTCGACCAGCACCAGGGTCTCGGGCGCGGGGATGGGCAGCAGGGCGCCGAGCAGCTCGGAGGTGTCTTCGTCGGTGCCGTCGTAGGCGTACACCACGTCGTCGATCTTGACCGTGCCGCCGTCGGGGGAGAAGTCCCAGACCTCATAGACCGGGAGCCGGCCCGCGGTGCCGGTCTCCGACACGAGCGAGCCGGCGGGGTGGGCGTCGACGCTGAGCAGTTTGCCCGCCGTGGTCATCGCTTTCGCCCCCTTATGGCTGGTTTGTTCAGGGTCGCACGGCGGTCGTTGTATCCCATGGAAGCGGACTCGCCGGCCCGCAGCGGCAGGGTGAACTGGTCGAGCCTCGAGGTGGCGGACACGCCGGCGGCCGAGGTCCCGATCAGGTCGCCCCACTCCATCATCGGTACCGGGATCGCGTCGAAGGCCACGGCGGTGGCGGTTTTCAGCGCCGAGTTGAGGGCGGCCACGGCTCGTTCCTTGCACGCCTGGACGGAGAGCAGGTCCTGGTCCTCGATCACCTCGAGCAGTCGGCGGGCCTTGCCGTTGCGGCCGAGACTCTGGGCGCTCAGGGGGTGGCTGGCGGGAGCGTAGGCGGTGTAGTTGACCGGGAACTTGGCGCCCTTCGGGATGCCGCCCCGGACGCGGACGATGTTGCGGAGGTCGTCGGTGGAGTTGTCGATCTGGGGCTTGGTCAGCAGGGAGCCGCCGTCGCCGTCGCGGAAGGTGAAGACGGTGCGGGTCAGCGGCCGGCGCATCACCAGCGTGCCGGCGCCGTTGTAGTAGAGCATCCGGTCCCCGGCCATCCGCTTGGCCAGGCTCCACACGTCGGTCTCGAAGGTGACGCCGAACACGTCAGCGGTGCGCAGCGTCCAGGCCTCGATATCGAACCGGGTCTCTCCGGTCTCGGTGAGCAGCTCCTTGACGATCTGGGTGCGGTACCAGCCCTTCGAGTAGCTGCGGGTGCGGCCGGCTGGCTGCTTGGCGAAGACCTCCTTGCCGAGGGCCTCGATCGTCACGGTGTCGTCGTCGCGGCTGACCTTCGACAAAGGCCCGGTGAAGATGGGCACGGTGACGGTCTGGGGGAAGACCTCGGAGTAGATCTGGTAGGAGATCCCGATCATGCGGTCGAGGTAGAGCACCCCGTCGGTGGGAGCGCTGCTGTCGAGCTGCAGCACGTGGGCCGGGTCGAACAGCGACAGGCTGGCCGACCTGGTGACCTCGGCCAGGGCGTCGACCGTGACCGAGCCGTCCAGCAGCTGCTCGGTGACATCGCCGAGCACCTGGTGGCTGGTGTCCATGATCTGCAGCCGGGACCGGAGTTGGTGAGAGCCGAGCAGGCCCTGCAGGAACAGGGCGAAGTCAGCGGCCGAGAGCGCGGGCGTCCACACTAGAGCAGCCCCTTCGGAGTGAACGGCAGCAGGCCCTGCTGGTGCCAGTCGAAGGAGGCGATGTGCTTGCCGGAGGTGGTCACGCCGGGCGCGACCTGGACGTTCTGCAGGACCACCGGGATCGTCATGCCGGTGATGAACAGGTAGACCAGCTGGCCGGCGTTGGCCTTCAGTTCGAGCAGCCGGGAGCGCCAGACGTCGGCGGTCTCCGAGCAGCCCGGGACACCGGTGTGGAGCTCGCCGGGGACGTTGCCGGAGTAGGCCCGGAGACTCTGCATGACCAGCGAGACGATGGAGGCGCCGAGCACCTTGTAGACCGCCGAGTCCTCCTCGAGGACGAAGGTGCGCTCCTTGTCAGTCATCAGGCAGACCTGGGGGCCGCCCTCGGTGGCATCGACGAGCCAGGTGCCGAGCAGCCGGTTGACGGCGACCACGGTCGGGTTGCTGGCGCTGGCCTTCTCGTTGACGATCGCCTGGACGCTGTAGGTGTGGACCCGGTTCTTGACCGGGAACCGGTCGACCCACCGGTTCAGGGTGCCGCTCACCCACGTGTCGTCGTCGGGGTCGAGCTGGGAGGCGATGATCAGGCCGTCCCGGATCACGCTGTAACTGTCCGGGGTGGTGGCCCGGTTCCACTCGAGCGTCACGCCGGGGTAGGGGTCGAGGGGCTCGGCGGTGAGGTCGGAGACCGGGGTGGTCAGCGCGGAGAACTCGTAGGTGAAGTAGCGGGTGAGCTGCGTGTAGGCCGGGCCGTTGGGGACGGCTTCGCGGTCGTACTCGTCGTAGACCCGGACGTCGATGCGGTAGGTGGCGTCCTTGACGGTGATCACGCCGGCCGGGACGGTGAAGCCATCGGTGGTGCCGACCGTGCGGGGCCGGCTCCACAGCAGCACGTCGCGGTTCCCGACCGTGCGGTAGAGGCCGAGCTGGTAGGCCACCTGAGTGCCGCTGGTGACGTTCCAGGTGATGCCGGGGGTGGGCTCCTCGACGAAGTTGTCGGGATCCGGCTGCGGGTTCTGGATCTCGAGGACGGGCAGCACCCGGTAGACGAACGAGGCCGCCGCCGACCAGCCCGACCAGAGCCCGGCGCCGTCGCGGACCCGGACCCGCCAGTAGTAGGTGGTGCCGGCGACCGCCGTGAACGCCGAGGGGGTGAGATCCCACTGGGGCGAGTCGACGTCCTGGTCGCCGGAGTCGTAGGCGGGTGAGGTGAACGAGCTGGTGGTGTTGACCTGGACCTGGGCCCCGGCGATATCGGTGTCGCCGGAGACGTCGGAGTAGTTGAACCGGAGGATCGGCTTGGCGGTGGAGATCACCCTGGTCCCGGCCGGCGCCAGCTGCGTGGGCGAGTCGGGGGCGTCCGACCAGGTGAACTCGACCCACGGCCGGAGGTCCGGGTTGGGGTGGTTGACCGACATGAAACGGGGGCTCCACGTCTCGGTCACCCAATCGCTGCCGAGCTGCAGGCCGTACCACTTTGCCCCGTCGGCGACCGGCTGCAGTGCGGCAGCGATGTCGAACTCGTACTCGGTCTGGTCGGGGTAGGTCCCGGACTTCGAGGCGTAGACCTCGGGGTAGGAGAACGCGGTGGCGCGACTGTTCCAGGTGACCTTGCTATAGGCGATCGTCTGGGCCAGCCGGCGGAGGTAGAGCTGGATCGTGCCGGCGACCGGCTTGGCGTAGCCGTAGAGGTGCAGTTTGGCCGAGGTGATGGTGGCGCCGGCCGGGACCGGGTTGGCGAAGTAGAGGTAGGCGACCCGGATCGAGCTGGCCCACTGGCGGACGTAAAGCGAGCCGCCGAGGTTGTAGTTGGTGAGTGGCTGGTCCTGGCCCACGTGGGTGTCCAGCAGGTTGGTGATCGTCGCGGAGCCCACGCGCCTACCTCCTCATCCGGTCGAGCTGGCGCCCGTATTGGGTGTCCTGGTCGATCTCTTCGCGGGCCAGGCCGCGGAGCATCATGCGGCCTTCCTCGTCGAGCGAGACTGTGCCCTCGAGCAGCACCAGCCGGCTGGTGGCTCGGCGGCCGGCGGGGGAGACCACCGAGTTCGGCGGCAGGTAGACGTCCTCGGCGCCGTCCTCGCCGACTCGGGCCCATCCCCCCTTGACGGCTCGGCCGCCCGAGGAGAAACCGGGCAGCGGGCCGGGGCCGGGGATCTTGTCGTTGATCCATCCGACCACCTGCTTGAGAGGGGCCAGTGTGGCGTCCTTGACGATCTTGCCGAACCCGTCGGAGGTCATCTGGTCGAAGTTGGTCTTCAAGCCGCCGAGCAGACCGGGCAGCTTCGAGATGGCCTCGAAGAAGTCGCCGACGAAGGTGAACTCGCCGCCGCCCTTGGTGATGCCCGGGTGGTAGCCGGAGCCGGCGCCGTTGTCAGCCCCACTGAGCCCGTTCCCGCCCCGGAGGTAGTCCTGGGCCTGCCAGACCCCGGAGCCGCCCGCACGGCCCACGCCAGGCAGCGGGATGCCGTGGATGTGTGGGGCCCAGTTGCCCATGCCGGTCCGATCCCACGCGGCGATGCCGAAGTCGCGCAGCAGCCGGACGAGCCGGGCGGAGACCGGGCCCACGTCGATCGCGTCGCCGGCGTGGCTGGTGCCGGAGTAGCTGGTGGTCGGGCGGAACCCGCCCTGGAAGAGGTTGAAGCTCATTTGCTTCGCCACGGTCTGCAGCACGCCGGCGAACTGCTCGGTGAACCGGCCGCCCTTGAAGCTGACAATGCCGCCGCCGGCGTGCTTCTGGGAGCCGCCGAGCAGGGTCTGGATCAGGGCCCGGTTTCCCGCGCGCGCGGCCTTGTTGAGCATCTCCACGCCACCTGCGCCACCCATGGCCCTGGTGAACTCGGGCCGCATGATGGCCTCACCGCCGGAGAGCTCGAGCCCGCCGCCGGTCGGTGACCAGAACTTGTGGACGTCGCGGCCCGGGGTGTAGCCAGGCATTACGCCGCCGCGGTCGAAGCTGACCGTGGGGGCCTTGGGCAGATCCTCGACCCCGGGGATCATGTTGATCATTTCCCGCAGGCCGTTGTTGTAGATCGTGTCGATCACGAAGTTGACCGGCACGGCGGCCATCTTCTTGAGCCCGTCCCAGATCGTGCCGATGCCCTTCACCGCCGAGTCGAAGGCCCCCTTGACCTTCCCGAGGATCGTGTCGATCGCGCCCTTGGCGGCCGAGATCGGTCCGGTCATCCAGCCCTTGATCCGGGCGAAGGCGCCGGCGAAGGTGCCCCGGAGCCAGTCGTTGATCCCGCGGAGGATGCCCCGGACGGTGGCGATGTGGCCCTGGACGATGCCGGACACGAACCGAAAGACGCCGACGAACAGCCCGCGCAGGAACCCGATCCCGGCGGAGAAGGCGCCCCGGATGAACGAGACGATCCCGAGGAAGACCCGGACCACCGATTCGACGAAGCCGCGGGCCCGGTCGAGCAGCCACGTCACCACGCCGCCGAAGAGCGAGCGGAGGATGGAGAACGCACCCTGGAAGATGCCGGAGACGGCCTGCCAGAGACCGCCCAGGATCGCCTTCAGCCCCTCGCCGGCCTTGGCCCAGTCGCCGGTCAGCACGCCGGTGATCACCTTGATCAGGCCGTCGATGATCTTGAAGGCGCCGCCGATGATGTTCACGATCACACCGAACAGGGCCGAGATGATCGGCAGCACCACGGGACCGACGGTCTGCCAGACCACGGTGATCAGCTGGCCGATGCCGGAGACGGCGGAGCCGATCGAGGTCAGAGCGCCCTGGATGGCGGGCATGTTGTCGCGCAGGGCGGACATCAGCGTGGCAACGATCTGAGAGACGATCGGGATCACGGCGTTCAGCACGCCGCCGACCGCCGCGCCGATCGAGCCGAGGGCCGGCACGATCATCTGCACCAGGCTGGTCACGGTGGGCAGCAGCTGGGAGACGATCTGGCCGATGGCCTTGAAGACGGTGCCCTGCAACTGCTGGAAGACGGGGGCGAGCTGCTGGACGGCTGCCATCAGGGTGCCGAGGAAGGGGCCGATCATCGGGCCGAGCTGCTGGAAGAGGGATCCCCAGTTGGCCAGCATGCCCTGCAGGATCGGGCCGGCTTTGCCGATCACGTCCGAGACGATGGGACCGACCACGCCGAAGCCGCGTTCGAAGAGCGGGCCGATCTGCTCGAGGGCCGGGCCCATCTTGTCGATCACGCTGTTGACGATCGGCAGCACCTTGGTGGCGACCGCGCCCTGCACCTTGTCGAGGATGGGCAGGATCTTGCCGCCGAGGTTCTCGAGGGTGTTGCCCCACGCGGTCTGCATCTTCATCGCGCCGGTGGCGCTGGCCTCGGCGGCTCCGCCGACCTGGGACTCGACCTCGCCCAGGATGATCTTCTGCGCGCCGAGCAGGTCGCCCGATTTCTGCAGGGCCTTGATCTGGTCCTGCTGCGATTGGGTGAAGGTGACCCCGGCCCGGGAGAGCGCGGTCATGCCCTTGGTCGGGTCGTTGAGAGCCTTGCCGAGCATCTTGGCGTTGCCCGAGATCGAGCCGAAGCCGGCCGCGGCCAGGTCGGCGCCGGCGGAGGTGGCCCGGTCGAAGATGGCCGAGAGTCCAGTGCCCTCGTTCTTCACGTTCTTGAAGGTGAGCAGCAGGTTCTGGCCGGCTTGGATCGCCTCGTCGTCGACCCCGATCTTGGCCGACAGCGCGGCGGCGTAGTCGCCGATTCCCTTGGCCGAGATCTTGGCCGCACCGCCCGTGCTGCGAATGATCGATTCGGTGATCTTGCCGACCTGCATAGCCTCGGTGGCCTCATCGATCGCGCCGGCGAAAACACCCTTCAGCGCGCCGGCCCCAGCCCGGATGCCGTCGGCGAGGATCGACCCGATCGCCACCTGGCCGATGCCGGCGGCGAACGCCTTGCCGAACCCCTTGGACCCGTCCCGGCCGGCCTTGGCGGTGTCGCTACGGAGCTTCCGGGAGAGCCCGTCGGTATCGACCTTGGGGGTGATCTCCGGGTGCATCCGGTTGAAGATCTTGCCGATCGCCATGCCGGCGGTGCGGCCGAGGGCCTTGGTGTCCACCTCGAGCGGGATCTTGGCACCGGCCTTGCTGGCGGCGCGGCCGACGTCACGATTGAGGGAGGAAGCGAACCCCGAGGCGAGGGACGGCAGCACCTCGATCAGACCGCTACCGAGCACAATCGCCACGGGGTTACCTCCTCACGTAGACCGTTTCGCCACCCTGCTGATCTGCCAGCCTGGGCCCATCGTCCTCGGGCTCATCATCTCCCTCGAGGTCCCGGTCGAACCTGTCCCGCTCCTCCGCGTCCATCACCTCGGTGCGGACCATGTAGACCACATCGAGCAGCAGGCCGAGGGGGATCGAAAGGAACAACCGGGCCTGATCTACCCCACCAAGCTCTCGGGGCCATCGATCGAGCTCGCCTGGGTCGAGGGAGCCGGCAGCACCGTGACCTTGCCCTGCGAGAGTGAGACGTGCCGATACAACGGCGGCGTTTCCTCGATGGGCGAGGCAGGCGAGGAGACCGGTGGCGGCTCGGGTTTTCTACCGGTCCAGTAGGCCACCAGCTCGCTTACGCCCTCCTGCATCTTGACCAGGGTGTCGTCGTCGCCGCCGTGCTCGAGCATGTACCGGTTGAACCGGGCCCGGTCGTCCGAGTGGATCGCGGTCAGCGCCATGTCGTAGACGGCCACGGCCATGGCGTCGTCGTCCTGGTGCCGCTCGGCGGCGGCCAGAGCCATCAGCGCCCACTTGTTGATGTAGCGGGTGGACTTGAAGGTCTCGTCGCCGAGCTTGAGCACCGGGCCGATCGGCGGGGGTGCGGTCTTGACCGTGACCTCCTCGCCCGACCATGGATCGGAGGGCGAGGAGACCGAGGGGTCGTACTGCGGGAAGTTGTCGGTCATCGAGATCAGGCCGCCAGGACTGCCTGGATCGACTTCCACGGCAGGACACCGCCGCCGGGCAGCTCGAGCTGATAGGTGGCCGGCAGGGTGGTCTTGGCGGGGGCCTTGCGGCGGGCCATCTCGATCGCGCCGGTCTGCAGGCACTTCCGGAAGACGTAGCGCTCGGAGCCGTCGATCGACTCCCAGCCCAGCGCGATCCGGATCGCCACGCCGACCGTGGGCGGCTCGAAGGTGGTGATGGCCGTGGGGCCGGTGCCGCTGGCGACGATGGTGCCGCCGTTGTGCACCTTCTTGAGGTTGTCGTGGGTGATCTCGGCCAGGGCCAGCTCGAGCTGGTACTGGACGTTGGTCTGCTCGTAGAAGACCGGGGAGAGCTCCTCGGCGACTTCGATCGCCTCGAAGTTCGGCGTGCTGGTGAAGCTGTGGCCCTCCTCGGTGTAGCCGAGATCGACCCACGCCACGTCCCAAGCGGTCACCAGGTCGTCGGGCTCTTCGCTTCCAACCGGCGCGGCTTTCAGCCAGCCCGGCCCGATCTTGATGTTGCGGGGATCTCGAGGCATCCCGATTCCTTTCTCATCTGCGCGCCGGGTCCGGCGTCGCGGTTCGTGAGGATCATCGCACGGTGCTCGTTGCGGTGGTCACGTCTACTCTGGCGCGCCGTCGGGCGGCCTGCATTCTGAGCCTGCAGCACGCGCGGCAGACTCGCTCCCCGTCAGGGGCGACCCTCGTGTTAACTGGGTCAAAGGCGTGGCCTCTAAGGCATGCCTCTTTGGCTCGGTTGGCCGACCAGGGAGCGCTGCTCCGCAGGCTATTCTCCCAAGTCGTGGCCGGCCGGAGGTGGTCAGGGTTAACGCACAGCGAGCCGATGCACGTCTCCGGGAATAGGTAGTGATCGACCTGGCGGCCTTCCGGCACCGGCCCGTTCCGCTCGGCCCAGATCAGCCGGTGGACGTACTCCATGCGAGCCCCTACCCGGAGCACGCCGTAGCCCTTGTTGGCCGCCCGATCCCAGCGCCAGCAGCCGCCCTCGAGGACCGTGAACTTACCAGCCATCCGCTGCTCAATCATCGGACCGTGCTCGTTCCGGTGACGACATACCGAGCCAGCTTGGCCGTGTCATCTGGCACCCACAGGACCGACTCGACCTGGACCCCGTAGAGGTAGGTCGAGCCGTCGAGCAGGATGCCGGCGGTGCTCCGCAGCAGCGACACCAGCGACCTCATGGCCGTGCTGGCGTCTTTCTTGTTGAGGGCCCAGACGTCGTAGTCGAGCCGGAGGTCGTCGAGCAGCGCCTCGCCGAGCTGGGGGGCGCCGCCGGTCCGCTGCAGGGTGATCAGGGCCGGCTTGTCGCCGGGGCCGGGCGGCTCGTCCGGGCTCTCCCGGACGAGCGGTCGCCCCTTCTCGGGGAAGACGAAGAACACGCGGGTACCGACCAGGGCCACCTTGTTGCGGAGCCAGACCCGGTGGGCGTTCTCGGCATCGGGCAGCAGATCGGTGCCGTCAGGATCGGGCAGCAGATCGGTGGAGTCGCCGATCAGGGGCCAGCTCATCGAAGTGCGGCTTTCATCGCGTCGACCCCCGGCAGCATGAAGGGCTGCTTCCGCATCTTGACAGTGCCCTTCTCGACCAGCAGGCCGTGCGGTTGGCCGTAACTGTAGACGGCCCGGCCGGGCTCAGAGCTGGCCTTGATGGTGTCTCGGAGATGTGGCCGCCGGCCGCGCGGTCGGGTGCCCACGGGGCATCGGCGGCGCGCCGTGTCCGCGCCGACCTCGGCGAGTGCCAGCAGGCGAGCCTCGGTCTCGGAAGACTCGAGGATCGCCTGCAGCCCTCGGCGGGCCAGCTGGACCGGGCGCACGGGGGGAGTTACTCCGCCGGCGGCGGAGTCTCCGCGACCTTGCGCGGCTTCGGGGTCGGGACCGGGGTCTCCTCGGTCGGGACCGTTAGGTCCTCGAGGGTGTACTCGGAGGGTCCGCCAGACTTCTCGGTGTAGCCGACGACCACATAGGGGCCGTCCCAGCCGCCCTCGGCGGTCTTGAGCGCCTCGGCGAGCTGCTCAGAGCTGGGGGCGTGGGTGCCCGGGTGGTCCACGGTGATGGTGACTTGGCTCATTCTGGTGCTCCTAGCTCGGGATCGATCGTCGAGAGTCCGGCGGTGGTGTGACCGAGACCGGCCACGCCGGGGGTGGTGTGGGCCCACTCGACCCGGAAGGTGTCACCGGTGGTCTCGTCGTCCACGAGATCAGTATGGCGCAGGTCGATCGGATCGCACGCGAGCTGGTACTGGGTGAACTCGGTGTCGCCGGGCCCGCCGGTCCGGCCGGTGTTCGGGATGATGGTGGCGCGGACGCTGGTGTGGGGAGTGGTCCAGGTCGTCTCGGTGTCGCTGGGGGTGCCGTAGCCGGCGCCCTGGGGGTCTCTATCGCTGCCATCCGAGGGTCGGCGAACCGTAACCCTGGTCGTGGCCACGACAATCATGCCCGGGCCTTCTTGGCTCGGTGCCGCGCGGCGGCTTCTCGGCGGCAGGTCCGGCAACCTTGGGCGACTCGGCCCTCGGCCTTGATCGAAACGGCCAGCGTGTTCTCGGGTGTGAACTCGTGGCCGCGCTTGCAGAACCGGAGACGGTGGCGGGCTCGGCGCTCGTTCTCGCCTTGGGGCACTGGCTCGAGGTGGTCGGGGTTAACACACCGGCGGTGCAGGCAGCTGGCACCGGCCTCGCACGTCCAGTCGTGAGTGTGGCAGAGGTGGTCGACTGCCCAGCCGTCCGGGACCTCAACCCCGGCGAACTCGAGCGCCAGGTGAGAGGCGCTGAATACGGCGCCGTTGCGGTGGACGCTGGCGTGCCCAGATTGGGTATTGATCGCCCCGGTCCAGAGTCGGCAACCTTCGACCGTCTCCACGGTGCGGGCCCAGAAGTCGTCCTCGGTGATTGGGTTCGGCATGGTGATAACGGTAGCGCAACCCGTGATCGTCATCGGCTCAGCTGCCGATCGGGACCCGGTAGTCGCCGAGGATGCGGGAGACGTAGGGGTCGAACCCGTCATCGGTGTCGCCGGCGGCGGTGCTGAACGAGTTGGAGAGGGTGGCCGCCGACTTCAGCCCGGCGTACGGGACGCCGGCGTCGATCCGGGTGACCGCGGCCAGGATCTCGATCGGGCACTCTTCGAAGCCGTGAGTGATGGTGACCGAGATCGCGCGGCCCTTGCAGGGGATGCGCCGACCGGTCCGGATGTAGCCGGCCTGGTACCAGTTGAGATCGGCCAGCTCGTCGGAGGTAAGGGCCGTGCCGTCGATCGTGAGAGCCGTCACGGCCCGCAGCTTGAGAGTGGGCAGGATGATCGAGGACGACCCGGAGCTGGGCAGTACGAGCGTCTCAGTGACCACGGGAGCGATGTGCCAGCGGCAGTAGCCGCGCACCACCCCCGCGGTCTCTGAGTCGACGCCTGGCGCCAGCTCCGGGTACTCCACCGGGTTCTCCCCCGCTACTTGTTGGCCGGCTCGGCGGCGGCCTTGTTGGCCGGGGCCTTCTTCTTGGCCGGCTTCTCGGCCAGCTTGTCGCCGAACGCCTCCTTGTGGGCTTCGGCGTCCTCGTCGTTCAGCCGGATGGTGTGGTCCACCCCGTTGACGTTGAGGTTGTAGCGCTTCATCTTCTCGACTGCCATGGGTCTTCTCCTCTCTCAGATCTCAGGTCGGATTCGGGGGTCAGGCCGGATCGGCCAGGGACACCTCGACCACGGCGGTGGGGTTGCGGACGGCCAGGCCGACCCGCTTCTCCATCCGAGTGGTGATGATGTCCTTGGTGAACTTGCCGAGGTCGGAGTTGGTCGAGACGACCCGGAGACCACCGCGGCGGAACACCGAGGTGGCCGCCTTGAAGGCGCCGACCAGGGCGGTGCCGAGGGTGGCGGCGGGTGTGATGACCGTGCGGAGGCCCCAGAGCGGCGGCCGGTCGGCGACCACGCCGCTGCCGTACTGGCCCTGGAAGAATCCGCCGCCGAAGTACTGGCCGTTGGCGTCCTTGGAGAGCCGGATCCGCTGGTAGTCCAGGGGGTTGATCACGATGCCGTCGGCCGACAGGCCGGTGGCGGTCTCGACTGCAGTGATCGCCCGGAAGATCGCGTCCTGCTCGGGCTCCCACTCGGCCGGCGTGCCGACCACGCCTTCGCGCTCGATCTCCTGGATGCCGGACCGGTTGAGCAGGCCGAGGATGTTGTTGCCGGTGCCGTCGCCACGGAGCAGCTGGGCTTCCTCGAACAGCTCGATCATGTAGCGGGCCCGGTTGTTGAAGGTCGCCGACAACCACGCGGCGTCCTCGAGCATCTCCTCCGAGTCGTCCCACCAGCCGGCAACCTTCTTCAGCTTGTCGGTGGTGGCGGTCGGGTTGGTGAAGTGCAACTGGGGCTTCTGCCCGGCCTCCCCCACCATGGCGAAGTCGCCCTCGACCGCGCCCTCGCGGAAGTACGTGACTCCCGTGAAGCCGTCGCCGATGGCACCCACGCCGAGCAGGTCGGAGACGACCGGACGGCGGTAGGTCTCGAGGACCGTCCGGTCGATCTGGGTGAACGCCTCGGGGATCGAGGCGCCGATCGTGTTGGGGTCGGTCGCGGCCTTGGCGCCGTCCGGCAGCCAGCCCTCCTCGCCCGTGTCGATCTGGAAGCCCTTGGTGGTGCGGATCTTCTTGAGGTCGGCGCCGGCGAACTGGATGAAATGGTCACCGAGGGTCTTGGCCGCGCCCGGCTCACGCGGCGGCTCGCCGCCGGTGAAGCCGTCCTTGGCGTCGCCTCCGAGCTCGGCGATCCGCGCCAGCCGGCGCTCGTCCTCGGCCTTGGTCTTGATGTCCGCGGCCAGCTCGTCGGCCTTCTCGAGCAGGGCGTCCAGCTCGGCCTTCTGGTCGGTGGTGAATTCGCCGTCCTTGGCCGCCTCGGCGATCTCGCGCGCCTTGGCCAGGGTGTCGACGTGCTGCTCGCGCAGGCTCTTGGTCTTCACGGTCATGCCAGGATCCTTTCCCGGTAGTTGATCAGGGAGAGGTAGGCGTCTGCCGGGCCGGTCAGCGTGGGCTCCTCGGCCGGGCGCTTCTGCTCCTCGGGCTGCTCGCCCTTGGCTTCCGCGTCCGGGACCTTGGCCGGTTCTGTCGGATGGGTCTTCGCTTCCTCGTCATCGCCCGCCACTTGGGCGAGCACCTCGGCGATCTGGTCGACCGCCGAGGAAAGCTGGGTGTGGGCGTCCCGCAACGCGGTCTCGTTCTTGGCCGACAGGACCCGACCGGCCTTCACCTGGGCCACGAATCGGGCGGTGTGTTCGCTGGCAGCCTTGACGGCCAGCAGCTCGGTCTCCTGGTTGGCGCCGATCGGGACCAGGGAGACCTCGTACAGCTTCAGCTTCCGAAGCTCGTAGATCTCGTACTTGGACACCCCGTCGTCCTTGGCCTCCTTGTCGGCGTCCTCCTCGACCCACGCCGCCTCCTGGACGTCATAGGCGAACGAGAGCTGGGCGAGCCGGCGGCCCTTGAGCAGCCGGTAGACCTGGGCCGCTTTCGGGCCGGCGAGGTCGAGCTGGCCGCGGACCTTGAGACCTCGGTCGTCCTCCTCGGCCTCGAGGATGTGGCCGATGTTCAGATCCGGATCGTCCATCCGATGACCGAAGAGCAGGGGGATCACGTTCTCCGACTTCGACCACTCGGCCAGGGTGTCGGCAAACGCCCCCTTCACCACCCGGTCACCGTAGGAATCGACGTTGCCGAAGATGCTCGCATACGCGAAAAACTCACCCTCGTTGAGATCGTCCGCCGGACCGGCCTTAATCCCTGTCAGTTGCGCAGCCTTATGCATGGCTCTCCAAGTAGGTGATGGCCGCGGCCAGCGTCGCGGCGTTGTCTCGAGCGTGCCCCAGCATCAGGTTGCAGTTGAGGCAGAGGAGGCCGCGCACCTTCCCGGTCTCGTGGTCGTGATCAACGTTGAGCTTGCCCTCGGCCGGCTCATAGCAGACCGCGCAACGCCCCAGCTGCTGCTCGAGCATCCGGTAGTACTCGGCCGGACGAATCCGATAGGTGATCCACAGCTTGGCCGCCCACCGCTGCTCAGTGGTCCGCACTCGGGTCGCCTCATACCCGGCGAACTTCTCGGGGTGCTCGGCTCGATACGTCCGGCTGACCTCGGCCGAGCACTCCCGGCAGTAGGTCGACAAGCCGGTCTTCATCCGCTTGTTCCGCTGGAATGCCTCGGCCGGCTTCTCTGCCTGGCAGCGCGAACAGATCTTGGTCCGGGGGACCTCGCGGGTAGGCATCAACACGCGCTCATCCTCTCACGCGGTCCCGATATCCAAACTGCACTGGCAGCCGGCCAGGTCGTCGGCGTCTCCCGCCGGGTCACCCGGCCATAAAAGCCCGTTGCTGAAGGTCTCCGCAATGCCGACCGTTTCGCCGTTCAGCTTGGCGTGGGCCGATCGCGGGTTGGTGCTGTTGACCACCCAGGTCTTGGTGCTGGCGCCGACCTGCTTGCCGGCCTCGGCCGAGGCGAAGCCGGACATGGCGGTGACAGAGCCGAAGGCCAGGCCCTCGGTCCTCGACCCTTCAGCGACGTCGAACACCTCGCCGGCCTTCTCGACCGCGGTCTCGTCATCGCTCATGGTCTCGAGCCGGGCCTCGATATCGTCGCGGGTCTTGGCGTTGATCCGGACCGCCGACTTGGCGGTGGTGGCCTGCAGGAACGCCAGCGTGGCGTCGACGTCGTAGTCGTCGGCCGGGAACCCGAGGGCCTTGGCGGTCTGCCGGCCGATCTCGGTGGAGACCAGCACGGCCAGCTTGTAGAGATCCTCGGCGAGTTCGGCGTCCCATCGGGACTCGTCCCACCAGCCCGGCGACTTGGCGCCGAGCCGGGAGATCACCGCCGCGCGCTGGCGCTTGAAGAAGGCGCCGAGCACCTGCCGGTATTTCTTCTCATAGGTCTCCGGCGCTCGGGCCTTGACCAGGTGGAGGTGGGTGCCGCCGGCCGCCTCCTGCTCCTGCTGGGCGGCCTCGAGCTCGTCGGTGGTGCCTCCGCCGCCGCCCTCGGTCTCGCCGTCGGCCACGGACTGCTGGCCACCTACCAGGACGTTGAGCGGGGTGACCAGCTCTTCGGCGTCGCCGCCGAGTGCGGGCATGTTGTTCTTGGCACGGGCCTCGTCGGCGGTCATCCACGGCCGGCCGACCGCAGCCTGCAGCGCGGCGGTCTGCTCCTCGAAGTTGCCCTGCAGCTTCTCGGCGATGTTGAACTCGACGTAGAGGTCGGCGTCGGGGTCGAGCCGGGGCACCAGGAACGTGTTCAGCCGGTCCTCGACCATGGCCAGGATCGGGCCCAGCGTGTCGCCGTAGAGCATCTTGCGGAACTCGCGGACGTTGGAGTAGTTGGCGTTGTCGAGCACGCCGATCATGGCCGGGTTGATGTGGTAGACCGAAGCGACCGTGACCAAGGCCAGCTTGGTGCCCTCCACGAACTCCTGCTCGTGGGCGGAGAAGTCGAGCTTCTCGATCGTCATGCCGTCCTCGAGGATCGGGGTGCCGCCCCCCTCGGTACCGGCGTTGCCGGTGAACTTCGACCGCCAGTCCTCACGGAACGCGTCGCGGGCTTCCTTCGACCAGCTCGTCCCCTTGGGTCGGGTGATGACCGAGGACACCCGGCCGCCACGCTTCCACACGGCTTCCCGGTAGCGCAGGGCGTGGAGCTGCTCGGCCAGCGTCAACCGGAGCGACTGAAGTGGCGTGGTGCCGTCCCGCTCGGAGGTCGGTGACCAGCCGTGGAAGACCAGCATGTTCTCGGCCGGCACCTTCTCGGGCGTCGGCTGTCCGGGCACCAGCACCTCGAAGGTCCGGTAGGTGAACGCGTCACCCTCCTTGGGGGTGACCCACGGCACCGGGATTCGACGGAGCTCCCACCCGGACGGTGCCGAGGCCGAGCCGACCAGCAGCCAATAGGCCAGGTCGTAGAGCGCCAGATCGCCGACCAGGGAGTGCACCAGCTCGTAGGCGGTGGTCTCCGGATTGGGCCGGCGGAACAGCTGCGCGGTCACGCTCTCACGGTCGCGCACCCGGTCGGTCTCGTTGACCCGCTCGAAGGTGTGCAAGCCCAACTGGGCCACGTTCCGGGCCAGGAACGACACCACGGTGCGGAGGTGCGGCTGCTCCCGATAGAGCTGGGCGGCGTCCATCTTGAGGACGTCCTCGGCGGTGAACAGCGGCTGGTAGTAGACCCCGGAATCCCAGGTCCCGAAGATCGACCGGAAGCCGTTGCGGATGCGATCCAGGATGCTCATATGGTCTCGACTCCCCGGCCCCCGTCGTAGGCGGATACGAACTCGGGCTCGGCGAGGATCACCTGGGACATGGCGTCCGCCGCCGCGCTGAACCCGTCGATCTTGTCACCAGCCGCCTTCTTGTCCGGTTTGACGTTCCCTGCCGCGTCCATTGTGACCGCCAGGTTGTCGACTTGCCACCTCATCAGGTCGTTTCCGCCGTGTCGGAACCTCGGCGCCCGGGCCGAGCCGGCCAGCAGCAGGTGCTTGATCTGCTTCGTCGGGGCCGACATGGAGGCGAAACCCTGGCCGAGTTGGACCATCGGGGCGTCCTCCTGCACCAGGTCGTTGACCAGCTGCGAGGCGTTCCATCGGTCGTAGGCGATCGCCTCGACCTGGAAGGTCTGGCAGTCCCGGAGGATCTGGGCTCGGATGAAGTCGTAGTCGGCGACGTCGCCGGGGGTGACCTCGAGCAGCCCGAGGTCGCGCCACACCGAGGCCTTGCCGGCGGTCCGGCTGTTCAGGTCGATGTAGGCCCGCTCGGGCATCCAATGCCGCCAGATCGCGTCCAGGCCGCCTTCGCCGTCGGGGAACATCCAACAGAGCGCGCAGAGGTCGGAGGTGCTCGAGAGGTCGAGCCCGCCGTAGGCGGTCCGACCGTTGAGTGTGTCGAGGTTGACCAGGCCGGCGTTTCGGTCCCACACGTCGAGCTCGAGGTACTTGGTCTCCTGCCGGGTCCGGATGCCGAGGTGCAGCCGGAGGTAGGCCGACTTCTCCGCCGGCGACTGCCGGGCCTTGGCGGCGACCCGCTTCAGGAACGCCTTAGTGGGACTGATACCGAACCCAGGGTTGGCCTTGCGTTGGGTCTCCTCGGAGAACGGGTCGTCCTCGGCGTCGGCGGCGAAGACCACGCCATAGGTGCTGGCGTCGGTCAGCACGTGCCGGGCCAACTTCTCCACGTAGTCGCGCTTCCGGGCATAGATCGTGTCCTGCCGCCCGTCGTCGGCGGTGGTGATCATCACGATCAGCGGCTGGGTGCGGGCACCGGTGCCGGTCTCGATCGCCTCCACCAGGTCGGGCTTCTTGTGCAGGTGCAGCTCGTCGATCACCGCGCCGTGGATGTTGCCACCGTGCAGGGCCTCGGCGACGCTCGAGACGACCTGCATGTAGGACCCGGATCGGGTGTGCACGATCCGGCGCTGCATCGGCTTGACGAACCCGCGCAGCCCGGGCGACTCGGCGGCGATCTGCCGGAGGGGGTCGAAAACGAACTTGGCCTGGTCGACCGAGGTGGCCGCGGCCAGTACCTGGGCCCCGGACTCCCGGTCGGCCGCCGTGAGGTAGAGACCGATCCCGCCGACCAGGGTGGACTTGCCGTTCTTGCGGGGCACGTCGATCAGCACGGTGGAGATGATCCGGGCGTAGTCCTCGACCTCGCGGTTGTAGACCACCCACCCGAAGACTGGCGCCAGGATGTAGGCGACCTGCCACGGGTCGGGCTCGAGCACCCGGCCGGCCCACCGGCCCTGCGTGTGGCGGAGCTGCCGGAACGCCGCCATCACCCGGTCGACCCGGGCGGCGTCGAACACTGAGCCCCGGACGTTACGGGGCTCCGGGGTGTGGATCTTCGGCCGGCAGGTCGGCGGCTTGATCTTTCGGCTCAGCAGGTAGTGGGCGACCTCGGGCGATACGTCGATCTGGCCGGCCAGCTCGACCGCGCGCTCCTCGAGGGAGCGCGTCGGCCTAACCGGTGTTCGAGAACGGGTTGCTGCTGGGGGTGACTGGCGCGTTGGCACGCTTCTGCACCTCGATCCGGGTCCGGGCGGCCGGGGTCAGGCCGAAGTCCTGGGAGAACCGGAGGAGATCGCGGGCGGCCTTCTCCTGGACGTGCACGGCCTTGTTGATCACCAGGCCGCGCTCGCCCTGCACCAGGATCGGGGACTTGGCCAGGGTCTGCGAGGCCCGGGCGTGGAGCACGGCGGCCTCGCAGTAGCCGGCCATGTTGTGGGCGTCGGCGCCGGCCAGCAGGCCCATGTAGCCGAGGTGGTGGATCAGGAAGTCCCAGACCTTCCGAACGTCGTCGGAGAGATCGTACGGGGGCACCGGGGCCTCATCCTCGGGCATCGGCTCGGTGGTCCGGTCGATCGTCCGGCCCTGCCGGCCCTTCCGGTCGGTCCCCTCGAGGAGGCGCAGCGCGGTCGGCTTAGGTCGTTGGGGCATCGAAGTCCACCTGCTCTCCGGTCCGCTCGAGCACCGGCTGGCGCCCGGTGAACTGCTGCCAGCGGCGGCAGATGATGTCGACGTAGCCGGCGTCCAGCTCGAGCACGGCGGCGCGGCGGCCGGCCTGCTCGGCGGCGATCACCTCGGGCCCGGTGCCGCCGAACGGCACCCCGACCCAATCACCGGGCCGGGTGCTGGACAGGATCGCGCGGCGGCAAAGCCCGACCGGCTTCGGGGTGGCATGGCCGAACCGCTCGGCGCCGGCGACGCGGTTGAAGGACCAGACGTCGCCCATGTTCTCGTGGGTGTTGTCGAAGTAGGCCCGGCCCTCCCGCAACTGCTCGCCGAGCTCGCGCCGGTACTCGTTGCCGCCGGCGCGGACCTCGGGGAAGAGCCGCTCGAACAGCGCGTCATAGCCGGCGGTGAACGCGGCCCCGCCGGCGGCCTCGGCGAGGGCCTCATAGTGGGTCCGCGAGATCGGGATGAACTGCGATTTGCTGAGCCAGTGCCCAGCCATCTGCGTGCCGGTCAGGTGGTTGACGTCGCGCTTGGTCCAACCGGCCTTCTCGACCTCGGCGACGAGCCAGACCCGGAGCGGCTCGTAGCCCTCCCAGTAGTCCTCGGTGTTCTGGTTGCCCAGGAACTGCTGGCCGCGCATGACGAACAGGCAGCGCTCGGAGATGGTCGGGTAGCTGTGGTGGCCGGCGGTGCCCATGGCCATGCTCGAGCCCTTGTTCCAGACGATCTCGTTGCGCAGCACCAGGTCGCCCTCGCCGGCCAGGCCGCCGACGTACCAGAGCCGCCAGAGGTCCGGCGCGGTGCCCCAGATGTAGGCGCTGCCGTTGTCGGCGGTGGCCTTCGACCAGGCCCTCCACCAAGCCAGCTGGAAGGCGTCCAGGTCGTCTCGGTGCAGGTTGTCGTTGGCGATCCCGTCGGCTTCCTTGCCCATGCCGTACGGGGGGTCCGCGTGCACCAGGGCGACCCGCTGCTCGAGCGTGACCAGGGCCACGGCCTCGGGGTCGGTCGAGTCGCCGCACAGCACCCGGTGGTCGCCGAGCAGCCACAGGTCGCCGGGCTCGGTGATGATGGCGGGCTGCTCGGGGAGGTAGTCCTCCTCGGTGTAGCCTCCGCCGCCGGCCTGCCGGCCCTGCTGCCGCAGCAGCTTGGCCAGGTCGCGGTCGGTGTAGCCGGTGCCCTCGAGGTCGCCGCCGAGCCCGCCGAGCAGGTCGGCCAGGATCGCCTCGTCATAGCCGCCGGCATCGGCCGAGGCGTTGTCCACGGCGACGATCCGACGGGCCTCGAGCTCGTCCACGTCGATCACCCAGCACTGGATCGAGGGCCAGCCGAGTTCCCGGGCGGCGAGCAGGGTGTGGTTTCCGGCCAGCACCTCGAGCGGCCGGCCGGTGCGGGTGCCCTCGTTGACCACGATCGGTCGGTACTGGGCGTTGCGACGCAGGCTCTCGGCGATGATCGCCACGTCCCCGCTGCGGGGGTTCTTGTGGAACGTGGTCAGCGTGTCGACGGGGTGCACCTCGGCCCGACCGTTACCGGTCAGCGGCGGAAGTTCCACCATGCGACACCTCCCCCTGCGCTCTCAAGGCCGATCCATCATCCCGCGGATGTCCGGGACCAC